ATGACTATCGTAATAATAATGAAATGATTAGATTTATTAAAGATGATCGTGTAATTGATCCAGATTTAAAGAAAAAAGAAGATGACTGACTTTATAAAACAAGCTATAGCAGTAGCTCATTCACATTCTGGTATAGGTATGGGTAAGTTCAAGCACGGTGCTATCCTAGTACACAGAGGTAAGTTCTTAAGTGCAGGGTTTAATCAATATAAGACACACCCTGATCTAGCTCCTTATACAGAGTTTCCTTATCTTCACGCTGAAACTCACTGTATGTTTCGTTATGGTTTAGATAATATTCCTGATGGTGCTGAAATGTTTGCTGCTAGAGTTAACAAATTAGGAGAGGTTAGAAATTCTAAGCCTTGTGATGTTTGTCTTTATTTTATTAAAGAATCTGGTATTACACTTGTTACTTATACAACATATTCAGAAATCTCTCCAGAAAAAGAGATTGTTATTACCACAGGCCAAGTTTACACAGGAAACCTAAATGACTAAAATTAAAAGATTCTTCAATCCTAATAAATATGAAATCTCACAAAGAAAATATGATAAATGGTGGATGACTAGTGAATATATGTTAGACCCTAATACTAAGCTTGATAGAGATTCTTTTATTTCTTATCAAAAAGAAAAAGGTGTAAAGAATCCTATTCTTCCTGAGTTTTTAAAGATGAAAAGATGGATTATTATTGCTGTATTCAAAGAAAAGAAAGATATTTTTGATTTCCTAAGAGGAAAGATTAAAGGAAGTTGGAATAATGAAAGAAAATTTAAAGAAAGTAAATTTGATGAAATGTATAGGATAAATAACTTATGATGTATTGGATATTGAATTAGAGAAAGAAATAAAACATGAAGTTGAATCAGGATAAGAAAAAAATTATTAGTAAAGGATTGAGAGATACTACTCAATTCACTATTGCTAGTTCAGCTAAAGCTTTCAAGATTCTATCTAGTGGTCTTTATGCTGATAAGCATATGGCTATTATTAGAGAGTTATCTTGTAATGCTTGGGATGGTCATGTAGCTAAAGGTAATACAGACGTACCTTTTGTTATTCATCTACCTAATGCTTTAGAACCTTATCTTTATATTGAAGACTATGGTATTGGACTGTCCCATGATGAAACTTTAAACTTGTATACTACATACTTTGAAAGTACAAAAACAGACAGTAATGATTATATTGGTGCCCTGGGTTTAGGGAGCAAATCACCATTCAGTTATACTGAACAGTTTACTGTTGAGTCTAGGTATGGTGGTGTGAGAAGAATATATTCTTGTTATATAGGAGAGGAAGGCTTTCCTCAAATCTCTCTTGTACATGAAGAACCTTGGTATAAAAATACTGGTATGACTATTACGATAGCAGTAAAGAAAGAAGATGTACCAATATTCTTAGATAAATGTAAATATATAGTCTCTTGGTTCCAAAGTACTAAACCTAAAGTTATTGGAGTTCAAGATTTTAAATTAGCAACATTTACAAAAGTTTTTAAAGGTAAAGATTGGTACTTTTACAAACAAGATTACTCTAATCTTAATTATCAAGATAGAAAAAAGATTAGAAATGATGAATATACATTAAGAGTAATCCAAGGTAACGTAGCTTATACTATTAATAAAGTAATCTTAAAAGAAGCTGAGAGAAAGTTCTATGAAAAATATGGCTCTCTACTCACTAACTTAATCGTTAACTTTGAAATAGGTGATTTAGATGTAGCAGCTTCTAGAGAAGATTTAGAATATACAAAAAAGACTTTGAGAGCTTTGACTACTAAACTATCTTCAGTTATCGAAGAACTTAAAACTGGTATTGATAACAAAATAAAAAATTACAAGAATAAATGGGAAGCTATTCTAGGTCTTAGAATACTAAAGAAAGATTATAAAAATATCTTTAGCTACGAGAGACCGCTATCATGGAGGCCCGGCGGCTCGGCTACACACAGATCAAGTGATTCAATAAGTATTCTCTTTGAAGATGTTAAGTGGAATGGAGAACTTATTGATTCTGACTCTATTAAGATAGAAATTCCTCGTATAGTAGATAAAAATAATGATCAAGAAGGTCATTCTGTATTAAAAGTATTTAGATTAACTGATAGTGCTTGGGGTAGTTACGGAGGCTCTTTCTATAAAAAGAACAGTAACATACTTCATCCTGATAGAGAAGTAATAACAAGAAATCGAATGTCTTCAAGTCAACCTGGCTCTAAAAAACTCAATAAAGATGAATTCAAAATCGAACCTAAAAAAGAATCTATCTTAGTTTATTTTAACTCATCTACTAAAGGTAATTTGAGTAAAATTAGATATTATCTTCAAGAGTATTTCTTACAATACTATACTGTAACTAAATCTCATTATCAGAAATTTAAATTAGATGTAAGTATAAAACCTGAAGTAAATTTTAATATTGAAGAATGTATAGTTTATATCTTTAGAGCTAATGAGAATACACCTGATGGAACATTAAAATCTATTACTGATCAGTTGGGTGGATGTCCTACAATATTATATGCAGGAGATATGCCTGATCCTCCTAAAGCTGCTAAACAAAGTAATGGTAGAGCAGGATTTGAAATCTATAAGTTAGGTTCTATTAATTATAAAAATAATTATCGTTGGAATAATGCTTCTGATATAATCCAAATTAATTGGGACCCAATTGACTTGAAGACATTCGATTACAATACTAATTTAGTCTACATCAATATGAATCAATGGAGACCGTTTGATGATAAGACTAACATGAAGGAAGTTATAGCAGATATTAGAAGTTTTGCTGAAAAAGCAGGTATATATAATGGTGATATATATGGTATACCTAAGTCATCTAAGAAAATCTTAGATGAGTTTGAGACTAAAGATGAATACTTCTCTATGTTAAAAAAGAAAATATCTAATATCATAAAACAAAACAAAAGCAAACTTAATAAAGAGAATTCTAGAAATGAAGTATGTAACTTGTATGATATAGTCTTTAGATTAAGAACTATGTTATATGCTAAAGGATCATTAAATTCTGATTTAAATAAGATGATCTTAAATTGGGAAAATGATACTCAAAAATCATATGAATTTACACTTAATGGTGAAAAGATAGATTTACTTCAAACCTTAAACTTAGAAACTCGTATGATAGGAGATGATGATTTAAAAGATTACATCAACAATGGTAAATATGATATTGAAAGTTTAAGAAAAACAGTTCAAGCTGTTAAAACAAAGTTTCCATTATATAATATGATTGGAGATTCTGTAAAACGTAATGTTTTAGATGATAGAGATAAAAGTGCAGTAATTAGTTATTTAGAGTTGACATTTTAGTAGAAGTTTAGTATACTACTTATATAAAGTAGTTAATAAAGTAAATAAAGTATATATATTATAGACATAGAAAGGAAAAATAATATGTCGCATATTAGTTTTAATATTGGTGAAGATGGGCTCTCGTTTTACCATCACGGTAAGATTTTTCAGTTGCCTAGAGAGAATAAAGCTTTTAACACAGTAGTAGAAGACTTAGTTGCTGGTCGTTACAATCAAGCTATTGAGCGTATTGATGTAGCCACAGCTATAAAGAAGTATTCTGCTGGTGCTTTCACTGTAGAAAATGGTGAAGTTTTACATCATGGTACACCATTCCATAATGTCCTTACAACTCGTATCTTAGATATGATGTATGAAGGTAGGAATGTTCAAGCTATGTTAAACTTTATGAATAACCTTAACAACAATTCTTCTCGTACAGCTAGAGAAGAACTCTATCTTTTCTTAGAGGCTAATGATATTCCTCTTACAGAAGATGGTTGTTTCTTAGCTTACAAGTTTGTTAATCGTGATTATATGGATTGTTACACTGGTACGATTAGTAATCACATAGGCGATACTCCTTCTATGCCTCGTAGGGATGTAGATGACAATAGAGAGAGGACTTGTTCTGCTGGTCTGCATTTCTGTTCACACTCTTACCTTCCACAATATGGTATTGGTGACCGTCATCGTGTCATGAAGGTTAAGGTTAACCCTGCCGATGTAGTTGCTATTCCTAGTGATTATAATAATGCTAAGGGTCGTACTTGGCGTTATGAGGTAGTAGGTGAAATCTTTGATTGGGATAAGCCTGTTTATGATGATGCAGTTTATGACTCTTCAGGTAATACATTAGAGTATGACCGTGGCTATGATGATGGTCTTGATAGTAACTATGATCCCGATAATGTAGATGATTATTACGAAGATGATCCAGAAGATTATTACGAAGATGATCCAGAAGATTACGACGAAGATTGGCGTTAAGAATTATGGAAATTATTCCAGACAATATAACAGTTACACTCTCTTTTGAAGAAGCTAAAGATTTAGTATCTAATTTAGAATATATAAATTCTAATGAAATAAATCTTATTACTAGTAAACTTTTAAGAGAGCTTAATACAATTTGTTATTCAGGATAACCTTAAAAATTGGAAAAATAAAAAAATGAAGTGTTACATCTGTAACAAAACCTTGAAACTACGAGAGATAAAATTTCACAAGATAGGTAAGTTTTATGAACCCTGCACATCTTGTTTAAATATCTCTCGTAGAGTTTTTAGGGAGGGGATCACTGTTGAAAATTATGGTGATCCCCTTGCTAAGTTTCTTTTGGACTTAGATAGTGGCGAGGTAATAAAAGATGAAGTTACTAGTTAGTATCTACATTGTAATGTTTATCTTTACATTTGCTAGAGAGTATAATAGAATAGAGGGTACATCAGAATACAGTGCAATATCACAAAATTTATTTATTGTTAGTCAACCTGAAGCAGCAACAAGAGGTATATTTACTGGTATAGTATGGCCTCTCTATTGGTCTGTAGTTAAGTATGATGATATAATAAGGCTAGTGAATGAGAGAATCTAAACAAATAAAAATACATCAAGCTTGTCCCTGTGGTGAAAGCAGTGATGGATTTGCTATTTACGATGATGGCCACGGTTATTGTTTCGGCTCTTGTGGTGGTAAATACTACAAGAAAGTAGAAGGAGAATACATGGTAGATAAGAAGAAGACTCAAGAATTAGTGAAGTCTTCTAAGTTAAAGACAAAAGGAAAGCCAGGAGCTATTGGTGAGAGAAAGATAGCTGCCAAAACAGTACAGAAGTATGGAGTTGAACTAGTTCTCAATGTTAAGAGAGAGACAGTGAAGCATGTTTATCCTTACTTCAATAAAGCTTGTTCAGAGAGAATAGGATCAAAGATTAGAAGAGTAATAAATAAAGAGTTTCATACTGAGGGTAGTATGAAAGATTTGGCATTATTTGGACAGCAACTCTTTACACCTGGAGGTAAATACCTTACAATAGTAGAAGGTGAACTAGACGCTTTAGCTGCTTGGCAGATGTTAGGTAGTGATGATAGGTCTGTTGTTGTCTCTGTTTTCAATTCCTCTATGGCTAAGAGAAATATAGTTGATAACTGGGAATGGGTAGATAGCTTTGATAATATCGTCCTAGCTTTGGATAATGATGAAGCTGGTAATAAAGCAGCATCAGATATTACTGAACTCTTCGCACCCTCTAAGTGTAGAAAAGTTACTTTAAGTATTTACAAAGACCCTTGCCAATATCTTAACAATAATAAGACTACAGCTTTCGTAGATCAATGGTGGAAAGCTCAACCAGTGATGCCAGATAACATTATCTTAGGCTCTGATCTCTTTGAAAGACTCAAAAATAAGAAAGAAGTAGAGTGTATTGACTTACCTTGGGGTGGTCTTAATGATCTCACTTATGGTATTAGATTGACTGAGATGTGGACCTTAACTGCTGGCTCTGGTATGGGTAAGACTCAAGTCTTAAGAGAATTGGCTTATCATTTCTTGAAGACTACAGATTATAATATCGGTGGTCTATTTTTAGAAGAATCTGTAGAAGAGAGTGCTGAAGGTTTAATGTCTATTCAAGCAAACAAACCTCTACACCTTCCAATAGCAGAATACACTGATAAAGAATATGAAGATGCTTTCAACGAGACCTTAGGTACAAAGAGAGTATACTACTATGATAGTTTTGGTGAGAGTGATATTAATACTATTGTAAATAAGATCAGATATTTAGGTAGAGTAGCCAACTGTAAGATCATTTTCTTAGATCACATTTCGATCATAGTATCGGACCAAAGCCAAGGAGATGAAAGGAAAGCTCTTGATGAGATAGCAACCAAGCTAAAGAAGCTCTGTATGGAGCTAGGGATACTCCTTATCATGGTCTCTCATAGTAAAAGGCCCTCAGGTAAGCCACATGAAGAAGGCGGTCAGACAAGCCTCTCAGAGCTACGAGGGACTGCTGGTATTGGCCAGCTATCTAATATGGTCTTAGGTTTAGAGAGAGATGGACAGCATGAAGATGAGCATATCAGGAATACTACACTGATCAGGGTTCTTAAGAATAGGTTCTCAGGTCTTACAGGACCAGCTTGTTATCTTGAGTATAATAAAGAGACAGGTAGGTTAACTGAAATTGATAATCCTCAACTAACACAGGATGATTTTGAAGAGGAAAAAGATAATGGATCAGTCTAAATACGTAACTCTAATTAGTTCTCTTGTACCTAAATTTAGAGAATGGATAGAAGAAAAACATTTATCAGTTAAAGAGATGAATAAATGGTGGTCTAAAAAGATCAGGAAGTTAGAAAAAGAAAATGAAAAAACAAGTAATATGCCCAGACTGTGACGGCAGTGGTGTAGTAATCCGCGAGAGTATTCTTGGTCCTGGTCGTGGTTGGGAAATCATCTGTGAAAAATGTAATAAAATTGGCCTTATTGACCCATACAATGAAGAGCAGGAGGAATAGAAAATGAACAAACTAACTAGAAAAGATCAAGACTTCTTAGCTCTCTGTGAGTTCTGGGCACTAAAGAAATCTAAAGACCCTAGTACTCAAGTAGCTGCTGTTATAACTAGACCTAATAGTACTGTTGCTTCATTAGCTTATAATGGGTTCCCTCAAAGAATTATGGATGATCCATATTTTTTAAGGAACAGAGAAGAAAAATATAAAAGAATACTTCATGCAGAACAGAATGCTATGATATTCTGTAAAGAAGATATGAAAGGTTATACACTGTATACTTGGCCTCTCCCACCTTGCTCCTCATGCGCTCTTAATATTATTCAAGCAGGTATCAAGAAAGTTGTTTCTATTCATCCTAGTGAGAATAGATGGAAGAGATGGAAAGAGAGTTGTGAGCTAGCTAATCAATTGTTTAAAGAAGCTTGTATAGATTATGTATGGAAAGAAAGGCATGAAGTATAATGAAAAAAGAAGCTATAATCTTTGATCTTGATGGTACTATAGCTAACATTAGTCATCGTGTACATCATCTTAAAGGCTATGAAAATCCTGATGGCTCTTGGAATAAGAAAGCTAACTGGAGTAAATTTCATGATAGTATTAGTGAGGATACTGTAGTTGAACCAATCAAATTTATGTTGAATCATTTATATAGTAACTTTATTGATATTATTATTCTTACTGGTAGGAATGATTCAGTTAAGAAGAGTACTGTTAAATGGTTGAGAGATAATGAAGTAAGCTATGATCATCTCATAATGAGACCTAAGGATGATCACAGACCAGATACAGTGTTTAAGTTAGAACAGCTTAAGGAATTAGAAAAAAAATTCAAAATTCATTTTATTGTTGAGGATAGAAATAAAGTAGTAAAAATGTGGCGTGATAAAGGTTATATCTGTTTTCAGTGTAAAGAAGGAGATTATTAATGCAATGGAAAAGATGAAAGAATATAAAACATTTGAAGCTTACCATATCAATGATCTTGTTAAGAAGATCAATGAATTAATTGAAGCTTTTGAAGAGTTAGATGAGAGCGTATTGTATTTATTGAATGAAATGTCCTCTCATCATCAATCATTGAGAAATCTAAATAATAGGCCAATATAAATGAAAGTAATATGCGACAGTGAAGGTGATGGCTTAGAACCTACCAAGCTGTGGTGTATTGTAGCTAAAGATAAAGACACAGGAGAAATCTTTAAGTTTGTAGAAGATGAAGTCTATGATGACTTCCCTAAGTTTGTTAAAGATGTAGAGCTTTGGATTGGTCATAACTTTATAGGCTATGATGCACCAGCTTTCAATAGGCTCTTAGGTACTAAGATTAAAATTGATGATATCAGAGATACACTTATTTTATCTAGATTATATAACCCTGTAAGGAATGGTGGACACTCACTAGCTAGATGGGGTATAGCTTTAGGTATAGATAAGCCAGAACATAATGATTGGTCTCAATTCTCTCCTGAGATGCTACGACGTTGCAAAAGTGATGTTGAAATTAATTACTTACTAGACATTTTCTTGCAAAAATACGACAATAAATTTTCTAAACTATCTCGATGGATTGAACATCATCAACAACATATCTTAAATGTTCAGAAAAAGAATGGATTTAAATTAGATGAGGAAAGAACACACAAGTTATTCATTAAGCTCAAATCTAAAGCAAATGCTATCGAAGAAGAAATTCAAAGATACTTTCCTCCTAGAGCAAAATTCATCAAAAGAATTATTCCTAGAATGCTTAAGTCTGGTGAGTCTTATAGCTCTGTTGGTCTTCGTTGGCTGGAGAATTGGGATGAAATTGTTGGAGGAGAATTTTCTTCTGTAGAATTTGAAGAATTTAACCTTGGATCAACTAAACAAAAAGTAGAGAGACTGAAGCCTTGGTGGAAGCCTACAGACCCTACACCAGGAGGTTCCTGGAAGATCAATGAGACTAACCTAGCAACAATTAAGGATGAGGCTCCAGAGGCTATTAAGAAACTAGCTGAATGGCAAATGCTGACTAGCAGGTGGAAGCTCTTAAGAGAGCAGTGGTTAGATAACTTAGGAAAGGACGGTAGAGTTCATGGAACAGTTTTTAGTATCGGAGCGATTACTCACAGGGCTTCTCATAGTGCTCCTAACATGGGTAATCCTGTGGCTTCTTATAGTCCTTACGGATTGGAATGCAGAGCTTGCTGGACGGTTGAAACTGGCAACTGGCTTGTGGGTACTGATGCTACTGGTATTCAGCTTAGGATACTTGCTCATCACATTAACGATTCCGAGTACACGAATGATGTAATAGAAGGAGACATCCATTCTAAGCATATGGTATCCCTTGGTTCCTCCTGTAAAGAGAGAGACCATGCTAAGACATTTATTTATGCTTGGCTACTGGGAGCAGGAAATAAAAAGGTTGCAAGCATCCTTCATTGCAGCTATAATAAAGCTGTAGAAGCACAAAAACTCTTCTTGAAAAAGATACCAGGACTCAAGAAGTTAAAACAAAGAGCTTCAATAGCAGCTAAGAGAGGATTCTATCGTGGTCTTGACGGTAGGAAGATTCCTATTAAAGCTGAACACTATGCTCTGTCTGTTTACCTTCAAGGTGATGAACAGAGTATAATGAAATATGCTAACATATTGTGGCAGAGAGAAGTTAGAAGAAAAGGAATCGAATTCAAACAAGTAGCTTGGGTCCATGATGAGTGGCAAACTGAAGTCATCGGAACCAAAGAAGATGCAGAACAGTTGGGTAGGATTCAGGTCCAAGCTCTTGTTGACACTGGTATAAAGTTCAAGATGAATGTCCCACTAAATGGAGAATATAAAATAGGAAAGAACTGGAGTGAAACACATTAAAATGAAGAAGATAACCTTAGAAGAATTAGAAAATTTTGATTTCCCCACTAGAAGTCTTGAAATCAATATGAAGATCAAGGTTAATCTTAGTTCTAGTAACCAATGGGACTACTGTTGCCTTGAGCATCAGATTATGAAAATGTTTGAGGAACAGCCTTACTATTTATACGATGATCATGTTAAGTTCTCATATAAAATAAGTGATCTAAAGACTTGACAGAGAGAGATACCTATGATATTCTATAGGTAAGATAGGTAGTAAACATAATGTATATAAAGGAGTAATGTATAAATGACAGTACTACAAGGAATTGCTCACTGGGCATCCATCACTCGACCAAACACTATGTTTGATCCAGCTTACAAGATTGATCTCTCGATTGATCTTAAGGATGCTAAAGTTAAGAAAGTTCTTAAAGAACATCCATCATTAAAAGATAAGATCAAGAATGATGAAGATAGAGGAGACTATATTAACTTTAAGAGATTACAGTTTAGAAAGGATGGCACAGAAAATTTTCCACCTAAATTGGTCGATTCTAAAAAGAACCCTCTTAGTGTTACAATTGGTAATGGTTCAAAGGTAAACGTATCTTTTAATCCTTACGACTATAACTTTAAGGGTAAGAAAGGAGTTGCATTCAATCTTAATGGAGTGCAAATTTTAGAACTTATCCGTTACGATAAAGAAGAGGATGAGTTCGGTGAAGAGGATGACGGTTTCGTAGATGATACAGAGACTCTTGGAAAAGCCTCAGATGATGATCTCGATGATGAGATTCCTTTTTAATTAATAATAGGTAGGATGTTTCCGGTAACTTTTTAACAATTGTTACCGGAAACTTTTTGTGGAGAATAAATGAAGAAAACAATAGATACTCTCATAGAGGATATCCACGCTTCTCTTGAAGACCCTAAACATATAATTAGTGGTAAAGCTTTTAATGAATTTCTAGATGCAATTAAGAAAACAATAATGAAAGCTTATGGCCCTGATCAAGATTTGTATCTTAGAATGTCTAATATAGGCTCACCAGATAGGAAATTATGGTATGAGTTTAACTCTAATATCTCTAGAGGCATTACAGCACAAACTAGGATTGTCTTTTTATATGGAGACTTAATAGAAGCTCTCCTTATTTTTATGACTAAGGAAGCTGGGCACAAAGTAACTGAACAACAGAAGAAAGTAGAAATAAATGGTGTCAAAGGAAGTAAAGACTGTGATATTGATGGGGAACTCGTTGATATAAAATCTGCTAGTGCTTTCAACTTTACCAAATTCAAAACTGGCTCAATCTTACAGAACGATCCATTTGGTTACATACCTCAACTTAGTTCATATGCTGAAGCAGATGGAAGGGATCGTGCTTATTTCTTCGTCATTAACAAGGCGAATGGAGAGATGTGTACTCTTAAGGTTGAAGGCTTTGAACTTATTAATGCCAAGGCAAGAATTGATCATATACGTAGAGTAATCAAATCCAAAGATAAGCCAATAGAGAAGTGCTATAAACCAGTACCAGATGGTAAGTCAGGTAATATGAAGCTAGCCTTTGAATGTGGATGGTGTCCTTACAAGTATGATTGTTGGAAAGATACCAATCATGGTTTAGGTATTAGAAGGTTTCAATATTCTGATGGTGTTAGAGAGTTAGTAGAAATTGGTAAGATGCCAAAAGTAGAAGAAATAAGTGTTTAATCAAGACGATATAGTAATTATGTGTTACATAGCTATCGTCGTAATAGTGGTGTATGTATTATGAATACAGCATAATAGATTTATTTAAATGAGTAAGAAAAAAGAGAAAGAAATAAAATACAAAGCTTACTACATAGTAGGAAATCTTAGGTTCGTAGCTAGGTTCAAAGGACAGTACGAAGCTAGATTAATGACTCAAGAGGAGATAGATGCAGAAGAAACCAGTTGATGAATACTTAATGAGAAAGGACGAGATAATCACTTGTCCTGTTTGTAATGAGAGAATGTTTGCAATCAAGAGAAACATTAAGATTGAAGATGATATACACTTAGATGAAGATTTCAGACCTATTGACTTGAGATATAGGTATTACTTTGAGAAAGGTGAGGTTCCTCCTTGTTTGGTCTGCCATACGTTTGATTGGTGGAAGAGTATTAAGGATGCCCTATATATTTATAGTCAGAGAAAACTAAGAGAAGAGGGTGCCTTCAATGGCATTAAGGAATCATTAGATGAAAGTTGACACGAACGAGAGAGAAGGTTGGGTTAATATCAGACTTTCTCTTGATGAAGCTGATTGGTTAGTTGTGGCATTAGGCGTAGCTAATCAGACAGCTATGATTGTACCCATCTCAGATTTGATTGAAGACCTAAAGGATGAGATAGAGAGATGATTGATCAAGACGACAATAAAACTATTGACTTAGAGGATTACTTGGACTATACTAAAGGAGAGGTAGAGGAAATGGACTTTGCCTTTGTCTTCTATGGTGAGGATGATCAGGTACTTCTAGGTATTACTAATGATGGGAAGATGGTAGGTAGGACTAGAGAGAGTACAACCGAGGCTGCTATGATCTTCTTCGAAGAACTGAGCAACTACCTAGGTACCTTCAAAGCTTACATCATAGACAAGACACTGGAGGATATGGAACAGAGAGATGGAGAAGAGGCTGAAGTTACCTAAATCGATTAAGATTGGGTACGCTAACTACACTATCAAAGAGAATATCGATGAGCATAGTGAAGGCAGATGCCATAGGACAACACATAAGATAGAGATAACTACCAAGAACACCCCTAAGAGTGAAGCTATCAACACTCTGTTCCATGAGTTGTTTCACGGTATCAATTACATATGGGGAGTACCCTTCCCTAACAACGAGTTAGAAGAGGACTGTGTAAAGCCAATAGCTAATGGTCTTATTACAGTCTTCGTTGATAACCCTCATCTAGTAGATATGTTAAGTGAATTTGTAAAGGAGGCTCATGAGAAAGAATAGGTACGGCAGGAAGAAGAACCACAGGGGTAGAGCCGAAGGCTATAAGTCTGGCTTTGAGAAGGACATAGGTGACTTCCTCAAAAGCATTAAGAAGAAACAGAAGATCAAGTTTTCATATGAGACTATGAAGATCGCCTATACTATCCCTAGATCACTGCATACCTATACACCTGATTGGATCATTGTCCTCCCCAACAAAGAGATTCTAATCATTGAGACTAAGGGGAGGTTCGTCACCAAGGATAGACAGAAGCATCTCTTGATTCAAGAGCAGTTTCCTGACCTAGATATCAGGTTTATCTTTGGTAGAGACCAGAAGATAAATAAAAATTCTAAAACTTTATATAGTGATTGGTGTAAGAAAAATGGATTCTTATATCATATAGGAAAGGAAGTTCCTTTAGTATGGTTGATACAACAAGATGAAAATAAAAAACAGTAAGTTAAAACTAGGCCTATTTATACCAGATGCTCACTCAGAGCCAGAACATGATAACAAAAGATTCGAAGCTTTAGGTAAATTAATATATGATATAAGACCTGACTTTGTAGTAGAGATTGGAGATTTTACAGACTTTGCTAGTCTCTGTAAATATGATACTAATAAGAAAGTAGAGTTTAACAATCGTAGGTATGCAAAAGATTGTGAACATTCCTTAGATGCTCAAGATAAACTATGGTGGCAATATAGAAAGAACAAGAAAGCATTCCCACTAAGAGTTAAACATATAGGAAATCATGAACATAGGGGTAATAAAGTAGTAGAGGCTAATCCAGTTCTTCTTGAAGGTAAGTTAAATATAACAAAGGATTTAGATTTATATTACAACTGGGACATCGTAGTACCTTATGATGGAGATCATCCAGGTTACATGTTCTTAAATGATATTCTCTTTGCTCACTATGTAACTAACGGTAATACATCTAATGCTACAGCAGGTATAAATCCTGCTACAATATTACTCAATACTACTTATATGTCTACAGTAGTAGCTCACTCACATCTCTATGATATTTGCATAAAGACTAGAGCAGATGGTAAGAAGATGGTAGGTTTAGTTGGTGGATGGTTTGGAGATTACAAACCTTCTTATGTAGGTGCTGGTTACAATAGGTGGACCAGTGGTATTACATTAATGAAGAATGTGGACAATGGATACTATGAACCAGATTTCATAGCAACAGAAACAATTAAAAAGGAATATAGATAATGTCAGCAAAAATTGTAGTAGAAGTTACTAATGATGATGAAGATGGGTATCTTACTTATTTTGATGCTAAACAAGTAGGTGAAGCAGCATTAGCTATGGCAGATAGAATTCATTATGTAAATGGTAGAACTCTTTTAGAGATGATTCAGATTACAGGTGAGAGTGATGCTCTTATCAAAGCTAAACTAGAAGCTGAAGAGAAAACTACTTCTAAGAAAAAGAAGTAACATAAAAAATGTCTAAAGAGTACGAGCTTAGTATTACATTTGAAGAGTTAATAAATAGAATTATAGATAAGTACTCTATTGAAGACATTTGTTATATCCTCCAACTTAAAGAAGAAGATATCTTAGAAGCTTTTGGTGATAAGGTTATAGAGAAAATAGAAGAGTTTGATGTAGTTACAAGTATGGATTATTTTAAAGATGTGGATTAATGAATAACATAAATAATGATGATCTAGGATTGGAACATGCAATGTCTAAGGATAAAAGGCGCAAGAAGCGTAAGAGAAAAAACATGCCTAAGTTTAGGTCTGCTGCTGCTCATTCCTTAGAAGAGAAGCAATTCCAACCTCAAACAATACCAGACCTTAAGAGAGTCAATAATAAAAAAAGACTTAACAAGCATGATATTTTAATGGAGTTAGAAAATGAGTTATGAATGTTTAGGAATATAACTAGAGAGGACTCAGTAGCTGAGTTTACTAAAGCTACTAATGGTCCTATAGATAATCCCTTTAGTATTAAGGGACTTCTTCATCGGTATGACTTGATAAGAGAAGAGACTAATGAGTTGATGGTAGAGATTCTTCAAGCCATTAGTGAATTAGAATTTGAAGGTAATGTAACTGATGATACTAAAGTCAAGCTTTTGAAAGAGATGGCTGATGTTCAATACGTACTGTCTGGTATGTCAGTACAATTCAAAGACCTAACACCATTCTTACCAGCTTTTAACAGGGTACATAAAAGTAACATGACTAAGGTAGACCCCGTGACGGGCAAGATAAACAAGAGAAAATCTGATGGTAAAGTTATTAAGGGTTCATGGTATAAAGAACCTAATCTTTACCCTTTACTTAGAAGTACTGAAGAAGTACTTGAGAAACAGAGAAAGTATACAACTCAATGAGTAGAGGAATAGAATGGGACATCCTCCAAAAAGATTATGGACCTACTCTACATATTATAGAGATTGAAGATACTTTAGTAGACTTTTTACCAACACAAGCAGTGATTAAAAGGAAAGTATTTGAATGGGATGGTACCCTACATGCTTTCAATTACTCTCTTGACTTTAATGGTAAGATAATAGATGTTGGTAAGATATTCAAAGTAGGATATGTAGAAAAATTTATTCAAGAATATTATAGAACAGATTCAAAAGGAGCAGAAGTTATATGACAACAGAGTTACCTACATTATACCAACAGTTCATCTACAAATCTAGGTACTCTAGGTGGTTAGAAGAAGAAAAGAGAAGAGAGGATTGGCCTGAAACAGTACGTAGATATCTTAATTTTATGTACGAGCATTTATCTTCTAATTATTCTTATACTATAAATTCAGAGTTAAATGCAGAATTGTTTGAAGCTATTACACAATTAGAGATCATGCCCTCTATGCGTTGCCTAATGACAGCAGGACCAGCGTTAGAGAGATGTAACGTAGCTGGTTATAACTGCTCTTACTTACCTATCGATCATCCTAGAGCCTTTGATGAGTGTCTCTATATACTTATGTGTGGCACTGGTGTTGGCTTCTCAGTAGAGAGGAACTCTGTTAATAAACTTCCATCAGTTAATGAACACTTTGAAGATTCTGATACTGTCATTATAGTACAAGATACTAAAGCTGGATGGGCTAGAGCATTAAGAGAACTTATCTCACTACTCTATGTTGGTCAAGTACCTAAGTGGGACTTAAGTAAGCTGAGACCTAAGGGTGCTAGACTCAAGACATTCGGTGGTACATCCTCTGGACCTGATCCATTAGAGGACTTGTTGAACTTTACTGTCAACATCTTTAGAGGAGCAGCGGACAGACATTTGACACCATTAGAGTGTCACGATATCATGTGTATGATAGGTGACTGTGTTGTCTCTGGTGGCGTTAGAAGGTCAGCACTGATTAGCTTAAGCAACGTAGATGACATGCAGATCAGGAAAGCTAAGACAGGGAACTGGTGGACTACAACACCTTACAGAGCATTAGCTAATAACTCTGCTGTTTACAAAAGAAAACCTGAGCCAGAACTCTTCTTAAAAGAGTGGCTCGCATTAGTGGAGAGTAAGAGTGGAGAAAGAGGAATCTTTAATCGTGATGCAGCTATCAGACAAGTTAGAAGAAATGGGAGAAGGTTTGAAGAGTTTCCTTTTGGCACTAACCCCTGCTCAGAGATCATTCTTAGACCAAACCAATTTTGTAACCTCACTGAAGTTATCTGCAGGAGAGACGATGATCTGGAGAGCCTCACTAGAAAGGTTAAACTGGCTACAATATTGGGAACATACCAATCCACACTGACAGACTTCAAATACTTAAGGAAGATATGGAAGAAGAACACTGAAGAAGAGAGGTTGTTGGGTGTTAGTCTTACAGGGATTATGGATAACAATGCCTTAGCTGGTGGTATGATATTTGCTCTAGGTGACGAACTAGACATCAATCCATTAGATATTTTACTTAATACATTAAAAGAAGAGGCAGTAAGAATAAATGAAGAATTTGCTAAAAAGATTGGTATCAATCAAAGCACTGCTGTTACTTGTGTTAAGCCCTCTGGCACTGTTAGTCAGCTTGTTAATAGTGCTAGCGGGATTCATTGTAGGCATAGCGATTATTACATTAGGTCTGTACGAGGCTCTACAGACGACCCGGTCACCAAATTCCTTCAAGATAATGGAATTCCTTGGGAAGATGAACTTGGCAAAGAGAGAAAGTCCATTGTATTCTACTTTCCTCACTCGTCGCCTAAAGGCTCGAAAACTAGGAAAGAAGTCTCTGCACTAGAACATTTAAAGCTTTGGAAACAGTATCAAGAACATTGGTGTGAACACAAACCTAGTATAACAGTATCAGTTAAGGATGATGAGTGGCCTATGATAGGTGGTTGGGTGTACGATAACTTCGATATAGTTAGTGGTATTGCTTTCCTTCCCTATTCAGATGATGACCACAACTTTAAGCAAGCTCCTTACAAAGAATGTACTAAGGAAGAGTATAAAGAGATGTTAAAGAATATGCCTAAGAGTTTAGATTGGTCTAAGCTTAAAGATTATGAAGACGAAGATAACACAGCTTCATCACAGACACTGGCTTGTATTGGTGGAGTCTGTGAAATTGTAGATATAGGAAGTAATTAGTATGGAAAAAGAAAAGAAGTTAACAATAAGACCTGATGGTAGAAAAGTTCTTGACTTAAGAGCTACACAAACTTTTGTTAAAGTTGAAGACCCAATGACAGTCATTATGTCAGAGATGTTAAATACTCACAAGGAAATGAGTATTCATCTCAAAGAAATTGCTGAAGCACTATCTGGAATAGCGAGGGTATATGGCGATTGATAAAGTAGATGTAAAATATTATCCTTTTTATAGTAGTAATAGTAGTAGTAAAAGACCTACTACTACTATACCTTTTTTACATCCTTCAGAAGAAGATATTAAATTTATTGCTTATGGTACAAGAAAGAAGTTAGGTGAAAATAATACAGTAAACAATCCTTACCATTACAATAGAAAAGGTATTGAATGTATTGATGCTATTGAAGCCTCTATGGAACCAGAAGAGTTTAAAGGTTATCTTAAAGGATGCCATTTCAAGTATGTTTGGAGATATACTTATAAAGGAAAACCATTAGAGGATTTAGAAAAGGCTCAATGGTACTTAGAGAAATTAATTAAAATTATAAGGAAGGAAGATAAAAAAAATGAGGCATGATAGACTATATGTAATTACAGGGGACCAGATCAATACTATTAGAGAAACTATTGCTAAGTTCCCTTATGCTACAGCAGAAAGAATTATTGAGACTCTAGGTTCTCTTAGAAAGTATTTAGAACCTACTAATTCTCAAAAGTTGGCTGCTCGTAAAGCAGATCAGAATCCGAAGATAGAAAAAATTGATGTAGATATTGATAAGATGAAGGTAGTTCATCCAGCAGAGATTGATGAAGCTCGTAGAGATGCTGATGCTCTAACCAGAGGAGATGTCCTAGATATTATTGAAGACGCTATGGATAGGATGGTAGAAAAGATGCAACCTAATATTATCATGGATGAAGAAGCAGTATCAATTCCAACTGTTGTAGATGTTGTACATACAAAAGAGCCACTAGCTGATGATGATGAAGAGTTTCCTCTTGATCCATCTCTATTACCATTATCTAATGGTGATTTAGTAGAGCCAGATGCTGATGGTGATGCCATGCTTCCTTACATAGCTCCAGAAGAGAGTAAACCTAAGAAGAAGGGAAGAGGAAGGCCAAAGAAGAATGCCTAATGAATATTATGAAATTAAAAATCCAGAATACTATGCACCAATATCAGCTTAAAGATACTTACACCTTTAAAACAACAAAAGGGAACCCTATTGAGATTCCCGCAGAGGAATGGTATGAAATCTGTAGTCTTCCAACTATAGAAAATGTCTTATTTAAACTCAAAGAACTAGATATCCAAATGGATAGAGACTTATATTACAAACTTAGTTTAGGTTTAGACAAAGTAGAGAAAAAGGAGGTAAAAGAAAATGCCATTTGAATTAATTACTTTACTAGGTAGTGTAATTATTGGTTTCCTAACTGCACTAGTAGGTTTAAGAATGAAGTTAGCTGCACAGACACAGAAGCATTTAATGCAAGCTGCTGGCTTACAAAAAGAGATGTGGGCTGATGCTAGAGAGTATGGTCTTAAGGATAAAGGTTTTGCTTGGACTCGTAGATTGATTGCTCTCATGGCTGTGTTTGCTATTATACTACTTCCCAAGTTAGTAGCTGTCTGGATGCCAGATATTAATGTTACACTTGGATGGACAGAATGGAAACCAGGATTCCTATTCTTTACAGAAGGTAGGAACGTAATTGAATGGAAGGTTGCTACTGGTTTGGTATTGACACCATTAGATACTCATTTAGTTAGTGCTATTGTTGGTCTCTACTTCGGTGGTAGTATTATGAAGAATGCTTGATACCAAACATCGGGCGGGCCTTAGACGTGGAAGGACTCGCCGCATCCGCACCGCCCTTTTTCGTTGGGGTTATTGAACACGAAACCAGACTTCAACGTATCCTCGACGTAGTCCATCTCGGTGCCGATCAGGAACATCGAAGCCTTGGGGTCGATCAAAATCGTCACGCCGTTCTCCTTGACGACTTCATCGAACTCCCCCTTCTCATCGGCATACTCAAGCGTGTACGACAGGCCCGAGCAACCGGCAGAGCGTAAGCCGACTCGAATCCCATAGGACGGGCGACCGCGCTTTTCCAGAAGTTCCATGACCCGCTCCGCCGCGGTGTCGGTAACAGACATCGCTGCACCAAACATCTCAAACTCCACTCGAAACGAAGTTACTCAACTACAATCTCGCTACCCCTCTTAGAACGGTAGTCGGCAATCGCTGCCTTAATAGCATCTTCGGCTAGCACAGAACAATGAATCTTGACCGGCGGCAGGGACAGATGCTGGGCGATCTGGGTGTTCTTGATCGTTTCCGCCTCATCCAAGGTCTTCCCCTTAACCCATTCGGTAACCAGACTCGATGACGCAATAGCCG